AAGCTTTGTAATGAAGTATAAAGTCACTTATTGGCTTAATGCTGATTTTACTGCTGAAGAAATCATAGACGAAGAAAATATTAATTTTAAAACAAATGATCTTGGACAATATAATCAGCCTACCAAAAATGCTAAATATAAGGTATTAGATACTATTAAAATAAACAGAACAAGTTACGAGAAATATGACGAGAAGCCTAACATCATCAATAAAGACAGAACTAGCGACAAATGATATTAGACCTGTCCACCTTATCACTATTGGGTTCGGTACTCCTGTTAATATTACTGATTGCTCTTTTTCATTAACATCATCAGTTTCAGGAAGTTCAGTAACTTATGTTGCTAGTGATTTTATTATGGGTGTTTCTGATTTTACAGAAGAAACAGATGTAAATTTATCTCCAATATCAATTACACTTTCAGGTGCAGATCAAACATTTATTTCAACAGTTCTAAATGAAAATATTATTACAGATACAGTTACAATATTTAGAGGGTTTTTAGATGACAATAGTGCTTTGATAGCTGACCCTTTTTTACTTTATAAAGGCACTATTGATAATTTTAGCATATCAGAAACAGATAATTCAAGCATAGTTGATTTAAATATAGTTTCTCATTGGGCTGACTTTGAAAAAAAATCAGGTCGTAAAACCAACAATACATCTCAACAAAGATTTTTTAGTACAGATAAAGGTATGGATTTTTCAAGTCAGACAGTACAAGATATTAAATGGGGTAGAGCATAATGGGATTTATTAAAAAAATATTTAAACCTATAAAAAAAATATTCAAACCAATAATTAAAATTTTTACAAAAGCTATATCATGGCTAATACCAACACCTGATATTCCTGATTTTGGTGTAGGTGAATTTGATGACTTTGAACGAGGAATATTACTTAACAAACAAAGTAATGATGCGGCTATTCCTATTGTATATGGTGAAAGGTTAATAGGTGGTGTTCGAGTTTTTTTAGAAACTTCAGGAACAGATAACGAGTTTTTATATATGGCTCTTGTTATGTGCGAGGGTGAAATAAACTCAGTACAAGAAATAAGAGTTGATGACAAAGTAGTAACATTTGATGGTTCTCTTACAGATAACACACAAAGAACAGTAGCAAGTTCAGATAGTAATTTTTATAAAGATGGTGTTAGTTACATCACAATTGAGCCACATTTCGGTAGTGATAGTCAAAGTGCATCTAGTTTATTATCTCAATTATCAAGTTGGACTAATTTGCATAAATTATCTGGTATAGCTTATCTTGCTTTGAAGTTTAAATGGAATCAAGATATTTTTGGCTCAATCCCAAAGATACAAGGTAAAAAAATAGTTACATTAAATTCTAGTTTAACTGAGTCTATTGCAACATATTCTACAAACCCAGCATTTTGTATTTTAGATTATTTAAGAAATGAAAGATATGGAAAAGGAATACCAACTGCTGATATTGATTTACAAAGTTTTTATGATGCTTCACAAGTTTGTGTTACTCAGGTTACTCCCTTTTCAGGTGGTTCTCAAATAAATCTTTTTGATACAAATGCAGTTTTAGATACATCAAAAAAAGTTATATCTAACCTGAGAGAGTTGATTACAGGGTGCAGAGGTTTTTTACCTTATGCTGGTGGTAAATATAAATTAGTTATTGAAACAACAGGTTCAGCTTCAATTACACTTACAGAAGATGATATTATTGGTGGTTATAGTTTATCTTCTCCAAGTAAAAATGACAGATATAATAGAGTTATAGTTTCTTTTATAAATCCAGATAGAAACTTCCAAGCAGATGAAGTTCAGTTTCCACCTATTGATGACTCAGGATTAGATGTTGCAGACAGACACGCAACTCTAAAAGCAGCTGATGGTGGCTTTTTGCTAGAGGGAAGATTTTCTATGAAGTCACTTACATCACCATACCAAGCAGAGGAGATGTCTGAGATTATATTAAGGCGGAGTAGAGAAGCTTTACAGCTTTCAATCAATGTAGGTTTTGATGCTTATGATCTTGTTATTGGAGATATAGTAAATATTACACATTCATCATTAGGTTTTTCTGCAAAACCATTTAGAGTTATGTCTTTAACTTTCAATGAAGATTTTACGATAGAATTAAATCTAGTAGAATATCAAGGAAGCCATTATACATTTGCACCAAAAACACAACAAACATCAACACCATCTACAAATCTTCCAAATCCATTTGTAATACAGCCACCAGCAAGTGTAACTTTATCAGATACTTTAGTAGAGTATAATGATGGAACAGTTATTGTTGCATTAGATGTAACTATCGGTGCTTCACCTGATAGCTTTGTAGATTTCTACCAAGTAGAATATAAATTAAGTACAGATTCTAATTTTATAATAGGTTCAAGAGGTTCATCATTAAATCATAGAATATTAAATGTAATTGACCAAAAAGTATATGATGTAAGAGTAAAAGCGGTAAATACACAAGGAGTTAGTTCATCATTTGTAACAGCACAAAGAACCATTGTGGGAGCCATAGCTCCGCCCTCAGATGTTGAAAACTTTACTTGTAATGTTTCAGGACAAGATGCACATTTATCTTATGATGCTGTACCAGATTTAGATTTAGCATTTTATCAAATAAGATTTTCTTCAAAAACTGATGGAACTGCTGAGTGGTTAAACTCTGTTAATCTTGTAACAAAAGTATCAAGACCAGCAACATCAATTACTGTACCAGCAAGAGTAGGAACATATCTAATCAAAGCTGTAGATAAATTAGGAAACTTTAGTTCAAATGCAACAGCAGTAATATCAACTGTTGCTGGATTACAAAATTTTAATGCTGTTACTACTATTAACGAACACCCTACATTTTCGGGAACTAAAAATGATGTCGTTATATCAGATGATGCAATAATACTAGACTCAAGTGAATTGTTTGATTCTGCTTCAGGAAACTTTGATGACGAAACCACAAGGTTTTTTGACTCTGGTGTATCTAATGCAGACTTTAAATCTACAGGAAACTATGAATTTGCTAATGTAGTTGATATTGGTGCGAAACACACAGTTAGAGTAACAGCATCATTAACACAAACAGCTAGAAATCCAGATGATCTTTTTGACAATAGGGCTGGGTTGTTCGATTCTGGAAAATCCAATTTTGATGGTGATGCACCAGCTAATTCAGATGCCCACTTAGAAATCGCTACGTCAGATGATAATGTTACTTTTACATCTTTTCAAACGTTTGTAATAGGAAACTACACAGCTAGATTTTTAAAATTTAGACTAGTTTTAACTTCAAGTGATTTAGCTTCTACTGCTGTTGTTTCTGAAGCTACAGTAACAGTTGATATGCCTGATAGAATACAAAGCGATAATGATATTGTCTCAGGAACATCAACAAAAACTGTTACATTTTCTTCACCATTTAAGAGTACAAGTTACGCAGTAGGTATAACAATGGAAGATGCAAATACAGGAGATTTCTTTACAGTTTCAAATAAAACTGTTAATAGTTTTGACGTTTTGTTTAAAAATTCAAGTGGCACAAATATTTCAAGAACTTTTGATTTTATTGCAAAAGGATTTTAAAAGGAGTATAAATTAACATGGCACAGGCAACAGATTTTACAATAGCGAACCAATCATTCCCAAATTTTAGAACTGATTTAAACACAGTTTTAGGAGCAATAAATTCTTCTAATTCTGGTACATCAAGACCTAGTTCTGCAACAACAGGCACATTCTGGCTTGACACCTCTAGTTCAGGTTCAAATCTTCTAATACTTAAATTTTTTGATGGTTCAGATGATATTACATTTGCTACATTCAATACATCATCAAATACAGTTGATGTTTCTGACTCAGCTTCAGACCTTGTAGGAGATACAACTCCACAATTAGGCGGTAATTTAGACACAAATTCATCTAATATTCAATTTGATGATGCACATGGAATAACTGATGATTCAGATAATGAACAACTTATATTTCAAAAAACATCAAGTGCAGTTAATTTCTTAGAAATTACAAATCAAGCAACAGGAAGCAATCCTAGTTTATCTGCAAATGGAGATGATACAAATGTCGGTTTAGAATTTTCTACAAAAGGAACAGGAGCAATTAAATTTAATGATTTAGCTTATGTACCACAACAAGCATTAACTTCTTCATCAAATGCTGTTGCATGGGATACACAAGCAAAGCCAAACGCATATCATCTTACAACAGAAAATACTACTTTTTCCGCACCGACAAATTCTGTTGAGGGTTCATTTATTTGTCTTGAAATAAATTATAATGGTTCACATACGATTGCTTTCAACACAGCTTTTGAATTTGCGGCATCAACAGCACCAACATTTACGTCAACAGATGGTAAAACTGATATTTTAGTTTTTAAATATAATGGTGCTGTATGGCAAGAAGTAGGAAGAACTTTGAATTTAAGTGAAAGTTAAAATATGTACGCATTAGTTAAAGACGATAATATAGAAAAAATAATTAATAATCCTAAAGCTATGATTATTGATGATGTGCAATATCCAGCAAAGATTTTTCAATTATGGTCATCTTCTGAATTAAATGCCATAGGTATTTATGAAGTTATTACTGATACATCTAATTTTAAAGATGAATATTATTATATCAATACTAATGAACAATTTGATTATTCGGACAATAAAGTTACAAGATCATGGGGAAATGCTACACCTAAAAGATTAGAAGATGAAGATGCTGTAGATGAAAATGGCGATCCTGTTTTAGATGAAGATGGAAACCAATTAATTAATTATGGTCTTAAAACTGAAAAGAAAAGAATTGTAAAACAACAAGCATCAGGATTACTTGCACCTACAGATTGGTATGTAGTTAAAGCCACAGAAGTTGCAGAATATAATGTTCCTGAAAATATTACATCATTTAGAACAGAAGTAAGAGCAAAATCAAATGAGATGGAAACTCAAATAGATGCTTGTACTACTGTTGATGAACTAAAAGCTTTATACGAATACACAAGACAAGAAGATGGAACAACAACAAGACCTTTAGCAGAATTTCCAAAGGAGATTTAATGTTACCAACTATTTCAACAGGAAACGTAGCATCTGCACTAGCTGGAGAATATGAAGTTGCAAACTCATTAAGATTTGAAGATGATAACAATGATTATTTAGTAAAAAATTTTGGTACACCTACAAATCAATATAAGTACACTATTTCAATATGGGTAAAAAGGTCTCTTTTAGGAAGTAATCAAACACTTTTTGGAGTCGGAGATGATGGGTCTAATAATGCTACTTTGAAATTTACTTCAGATGATCAAATACAAATTTATGATCACATTAGTGGTGTAGATAAATTACAAAAAAAAACAAATATGCTATTTAGAGATACTTCAGCTTGGTTTCATGTATTTGTTTCATCTGATAGATCAATAAGTTCACCATCAACCCAAATTTATATTAATGGTGTTCAAGTAACATCTTTTGCTGCTAATACTGAATATTCTCAAAATGACTCTGGAAAATTTAATACAGCAGTAAATCATTATTTAGGAGTATATACAAATAATTCAGAAAAATTTAGTGGATATATAGCAGAGGCAGTTTTTGTTGATGGTCAAGCATTAGACCCTACAGACTTTGGAGAGTTCGATAGTGATACTCCAACAATATGGAAACCAATAGATGTATCTGGTTTAACCTTTGGAAATAATGGATTTTATTTAGACTTTGAAAATGCAAGTAGTTTAGGTGCAGATGTATCAGGAAACTCTAATAATTTTACTGTAAATAATTTAACTAGCATAGATCAATCTACAGACACTTGCACAAATAATTTTGCAACATGGAATTTTTTAAGTGCATACAATTCTACTACTGCTGGGACTTTATCAGAGGGTAATTTAAAAGTTTCTGGTACTGCTAGTGATGGTGGTATTGCATCAACAATAGGATTTAGTCAAGGTAAATGGTATTGGGAAATAAAATATACTGATGAAGAAGGTGGCGATCCTGTTTTAGGAATTATTAATTCTGCTGGTCAATCCAAAATGCAAAATGCAAATAGTGGTTCAGTAACAAGTGGTTCTGGTGTTTGGTGTATTTTTAATTTAACCTCTGGTGATCCTGGTATTCAAGAAAATGGTGCTTATGCAAGTTCAAATATATCAGGTGCTTTTTCTGATGGAGATATAGGAATGTTTGCAGTTGACCCAAATGCTCAAAAAATTTGGTATGGTAAAAATGGAACATGGTTTAATTCAGGAAATCCAGCAACAGGTGCAAATGCAACTTCCACTAATTTAACTGCAAATGAAACTTGGTTTGCATATGTTGAAAAAAGAAATAGTTCATCTATTAGTGAAGCAAACTTTGGCTCTCCATCATTTAGTATCTCATCAGGTAACGCAGATGCCAATGGTCATGGTAATTTTGAATATGCAGTTCCATCAGGATATTTTTCCTTATGCACAAAAAACTTAGCGGAGTTTGGATAATGGCTTATACAACTATAGACGACCCAACAATTTATTTTAATACTAAACTTTATGCTGGAAATGGTTCAACTAACGCAATTTCTGGAGTTGGTTTTCAATCTGATTTTGTTTGGTTAAAAGACAGAACTGCTGCAAATTCTCATAAACAATATGATGGCGTTAGAGGAGCTACTAAATATTTAATATCAGATGCAACAAGTGCAGAAGCCACTCAATCTAATGGCTTAACAAGTTTTGATAGTGATGGATTTACTCTTGGCTCTTATTCAGGAACTAATAACAGTTCAAATAATTATGTTTCATGGAATTGGTTAGCTGGTGGCACAGCACCAGCAATTACATACACAGTAAAAGTAGTTTCAGATAGTGGCAACAAATATAGATTTGATGACTTTGGAACAAGTGCTGTTACTTTAGATTTACAAGAGGGTGGTACTTACACATTTGATCAATCCGATAGTTCAAACTCAGGACACCCATTAAGATTTTCTACAACATCAAACGGAACGCATGGTGGTGGTAGTGAATACACAACAAACGTTACAACAAATGGAACACCAGGAAGTTCTGGAGCTTACACTAGAATAACAGTAGCCGCATCTGCACCAACTCTTTACTACTATTGCACTCAACATTCTGGCATGGGTGGACAAGCAAACACAAACTCTACATTTGGCTCATCAAATTTCTCAGGGAGTATTCAATCAACTGTATCTGCTGGAAGCACACAGGGTTTTTCTATTGTTAAATGGACAGGAACAGGAAGTGCAGGAACTATTGGTCATGGTTTAGGCTCTGCACCTTTGATTGTTTTATTCAAAAGAAGATCAGACGCTTCAAATTGGTATTTTTATACTTATCAAATAGATGGTTCATCTGATGAATTAGGCCTTAATTATACAGAGGGAAAAACAGATAGAAGCTTAACTGCACCCACTTCTTCTGTTTTTTATGTAGATGATCAATTTGAAAGAAATTCAAGTAGTGCAGATCAATTAGCTTATGTATTTGCAGAAAAAAAAGGTTACTCAAAATTTTCAACATATGTCGGAAATGGGTCGAGTGACGGAACCTATATTCATCTCGGATTTAAACCAGCTTGGATTTTATTAAAACAATCAAGTGCTAATGGTGCTGGTTGGAGAATACATGATAACAAAAGAGGAATTTCAGGAAACCCTGAAGATGAAACATTATACGCAAGTGCTAGTAATGCTGAAAGTACAGGTAGAGATGTAGATTTTTTATCTAATGGTTTTAAATTAAGAACAGATTCTGGTGATGGTAATACTTCTGGTTCAACATACATTTATATGGCTTTCGCAGAATCCCCATTTGTCAATTCTAATGGAATACCAACAAACGCAAGATAGGAATTAAATATGCAATTATCAAAACATTTTAAATTAGAAGAATTTGAAAAGTCATCTACAGCTATTCGACATGGGTTAGAAAATAAAGCTGGTAGTGGAGAGATAAAAAATCTTACTGATTTATGTTATGCAGTATTAGAACCTGTAAGAGCAAAGTTTGAAAAACCAATAATTATTACTTCAGGCTATCGTACAGAAGCTTTGTGTGAAATTTTGAAATCAAGTAAATCCAGCCAACATACTAAAGGAGAAGCTGTTGATTTTGAAATAGCTGGTATATCTAATCTACAAGTAGCTTTATGGATTCAAAATAATTGTGACTTTGACCAACTTATATTAGAATTTTGGAAAGAGGGTGAGCCGAATAGTGGTTGGGTTCATTGTTCCTATAAAGAGGGTTCTAATAGAAAACAAGTTTTGACTTATTCTGGTGGAGAGTTTAAAAATGGACTACCTGATGCTAAATGGTCAGATGGTAAATTAAAAAACTAGGAGAAAAGATGGCACTAACAAAAAAACAAAAGAAACTTCCAATGGCTTTACAAAAAGCTATACTGAAGAAACAAAAGCAAACTAAAAAACCAAAAAGGAGAAAATAAAATGCCCTATCATACAGGAAAAGGTTCTCATGGCGGAATGAAGAAGAAGAAAAAGAAAAAAGCTAAGAAACCAAAAATGAAAACAAGCAGAAGATAATGGTTAAAGTAGCATCTATAAAAAACATAATTAAAGATTTAAAACCAAGACAACAAAGGACTATGCGGAACCATGCAAGACACCATAGTCTTAAACACATGAGATCAATGGCAAGATCAATGAAAAGAGGTGCTACTTTTGCTTCAGCCCATACAAGGGCTATGAGGAGTGTAGGTAAATGAGTGGATTTACAACATCAGTTACATTAAAAGAAATGATAAACAAATTTCCAATGCGAAAGAGAAGAAGAAATGTCAAAAAAAAGAAAAAGAAGAAAAGTACCAAAAGATAAAGATAGTG